TTTGAATATATCTCCTGAAACTAAACTCGGTAAGTTGGTTGGTTGGAATGCAGAAGAATTTATTAAGGGTATAGATAAAACTTATTCTTTTGTGAAGAATGATAGATTTAAACATATTAAATTCCCCGAATCTTTCAATACAGAAGAACTTAAAAAATTACTTAATAAAAATAAAATATCAGTTTCATCAAATGGTGTTTTGTATAAATATGATAAGACTGGTTTGATACCAGCTATTCTTGAAAAATGGTTCAATGAAAGAGTTGAATATAAAACTCTTATGAAGAAATATGGTAATGAGGGTGATGATGAAAAATATGGTTATTTTAAAAGACGACAACATATTCAGAAAATTATTCTTAATTCATTGTATGGTGTATTGGGGTTACCAGTATTCAGATTTTATGATGTTGATAATGCAGAGGCTACTACTGTAACTGGTGTTGAGTTAATCAAATTTACAGAAAAGATAGGTAATTATTATTACAATAAACAACTTGGTGATAAAGAGGATTATTGTATTTATACAGATACAGATTCGGTATTTTATTCAGCAGTTCCATTAGTCAAACATAGAAATCCAAATGCGGATTTACAAAATGATGAGTATATGACTAAAGAGATACTGAGTATTGCTGGTGAGGTACAAGATTTCATTAATGAAAGTTATAATCATTTTGCAAGTAAATTTCTTAACATAAAGGGTAATCATAGATTTGACATCAAGCAAGAAGTTATCGCCAAGAGTGGTTTTTGGGTTACGAAAAAACGATATGGTCAATGGATTATTAATGATGGTGGTGTTAAATGTGATAAGTTAGATGTTAAAGGTTTGGATATTGTGAGAAGTAATTTTCCACCGGCTATGAGAGATTTGATGAAAAATGTATTACAGATGATACTATCAAATGAACCTAAAGATGATATTGATGATATTATATTGGCATTTAAGAAAAGTATGAAAATAGAACCTATTGAGAATATAGCTCTACCAACCGGTGTTAAAGATTTAAAACAATATAGAGCTAGAGTTATGGGTAAATTTGGTAAAACAAAAAAACTTTTTACTGAAACTGTTAAAGGAACACCAATTCATGTTAAATCCGCAATCATTTATAATGATTTATTAAAGTATCATAAATTAAATAAAGTAGAAACAATTACTGGTGGTAACAAAATTAAATGGTTATATTTGAAGCAAAATCCGTTTAATATAAAAACTGTAGCATTTAAGGGATATGAAGATCCGAAAGAAATTATGGATTTTATAGATACCTATGTAGATTATGATAAATTGTTTGAATCAGCTTTGGTAAAAAAAATAAAAATGTTTTATGAGGCATTAAAATGGGAAATGCCTATTGAAAAAGAAAATACGTTAGAAAGATTTTTTTAGCTTGACTTGTATTAGAAAAAAGATGTATATTATAACGTTCAATAAGTAAACAATAAGGAAAAAAATAAAATGGAAAAAGTAAAAATAAATAGATTTATACAGAAGTATAATTTGTCAGGAAATGTAGATAGTGTTAAATGGAAAACAGGTGATAGCAAACTTTCTACATCATTTGTTACACCTGATAAAAGTTTATTGGGTAGTGTCGAGGTGGGTAATGTCAAATTTGAAGATTCTGAATTAGGTATTTACACAACAAGTCAATTACAGAAAATGTTAGGTGTTATGGGTGATACTATAAATGTTTCAACGAAGAAAATTGGAACAAAAGTAATTAGTTTGACTATGAAAAATGGTGGAACATCAGTTGATTATGTATTATCAGATTTATCAGTTATACCTGAACCACCTAAATTAAAAAAATTACCTAAATTTGAAACTAAAATTAAAATTGACACTAAATTTATAGATACATTTGTAAAAGGTAAAGCAGCTTTAAGTGAAGTTGATAATTTTACAATTTTGAATGAAGGTGGCAAAATTATGTTTGTTATAGGTTATTCATCTACAAATACAAATAGAGTGAATATCCCAGTGGAAACTACTGAAAATAATTTGAAAAAACCTATATCATTTAACGCAAATCTATTTAAAGAAGTTTTAGTAGCTAACAAAGATTGTACATCAGCTATACTAGAAGTTTCAAATGAAGGTTTGGCTAGAGTTAATTTTAAAGTTGATGATTTCAATTCTACTTATTTTATAGTAGCTATGAGTGAAGTGTAATGGAAGAAATAAACATAGACACAACAGAATGTAAATATACATTATTAGTTGGAGAAGGTGCATACTTTGCAGATTCATTTATTGGATTATTATGGGAAATGTTAAAACATAGATTTTATCATTTAAGGGAACATGGCATATGGATGGATTAGAACATTCACTTTGGGTTGAGAAATATAGACCTAATAAATTAGAAAACTATATTGGTAATGAGCATTTAAAGTCTAAAGTAAAACGATATATTGATGACCAAGATATCCCTCATCTTTTGTTATATGGTAGAGCCGGAACAGGTAAAACTACATTAGCTAAATTAATCATAAAAAATGTAGATTGTGATCATTTATATATAAATGCTTCTGATGAAAATAATATAGATACAGTCAGATTTAAGATAAGATCATTTGCATCTACTGTTGGATTCAAGGATTTAAAGGTTGTCATCCTTGATGAGTGTGATTATCTTACACCTAATGCACAAGCGGCTCTTCGTAATGTGATGGAAACATTTTCAAAGCATTGTCGATTTATTTTGACTTGCAATTATGTTGAAAGAGTTATTGATCCTATACAATCAAGATGTCAATCCTATAAAATAACTCCACCTAAAAAATCTGATGTCGCTAGACATATGGTAAATATACTGGAAACAGAAAATTCTAAATTTGAATTAGATGATGTTGCTACATTAGTTACGGCTGGTTATCCAGATATTCGTAGAGTTATAAATTCAGCACAAAGACAAATTATAGATGGTAAACTCAAAATTGATATCAATTCTATAATCCAAAATGATTATAAAATACAATTATTGGATTTGTTATCATCTGGTGCTAAATTACAGGATATAAGGAAATTAATAGCTGATAATTCTGTTAGTGATTATTCTGAATTATATAGGTTATTATATGATGAGATAGATAACTATTGTAATGGTAAAGTTGCTGAATGTATATTAGCTATTGCTGATGGTCAATATAAAGATGTCAATGTTGTTGATAAAGAGATTAATTTTATGGCTACTATTTTAAAAATACAAGGAATAATTGGATGAAAACTTTTGAAGTTGTAAATGAAAAAGATTGTAAGGATAACACATGGGGTGAAGATGATTGTAGAAAAGTATTAATTACTTTGATGGAAGGCCCATATACAGATGAACGAATATTAAATAAAACAGGTTATAATCCCAATTATGTAAGAATAAAGGATGTAACACAACAGGAGATAAAATAATGATAAGTCAAGAAATGCAAGGTTCTTTAAACGTAGATATGAATGAAACAACCGCGTATAATTGTGAGGAATGTGATCATGATGTGTTCAACACACGATACAAAATGAGAAAATTATCAGCTTTAGTATCACCATCAGGTCAAGATGCTATAATACCAATGCAAGTTTTTAGTTGTGATAAATGTGGTCATGTTAATAAAGAATTTGAACAAGGTGATTTTGAGTAATGCCAATCTATACTTTTAGATGTAAGTGTGGGAATGAAACCGATATATTATGTGATAATTCAGATAAAGATTTGAGAGTTTGTAATAAGTGTGGTTGTGGTATGAAACGAATTTCCAATGAAAAATCCAATGAAGGTAAAAATAAATAATGCCAATCTACACCTACAAATGTCCAGAGTGTAAAAACACAAAAGATGTTTTGTGTAAGATAAATGATGATGCGCCATTTTGTAAAAGTTGTAGTAAACCAGTTCCAAGACATTTTGTTAGGATGGAACGAGTTTTAGGTGGTGGTTTTTTTAAATTAAAAGGTAGTGGTTGGGCTAAAGATGGTTATTGTAAAAAGATGAAAGGTAAACCAGGATGACAATTGTAGAATGGATAAACCAAGTTTTGGTTTATAAAACACCATGGGAAAACTTTGATGAATCAGAACATAAAACATTCAGCCCATTTATTGTAAACAGATGGTTATCAATGGACAACGATTTTCTTGAAATAGTTAATTTTTTTCAGAAATATTCA